GAATTTATCTCTTGGCCGCCGTGCGTCTCCAACGATGTACACGGTCTGCCTCGGCTTAAAAGACTTAATATCCATGGCATACCCTCATACGTTCACATATCGGTTTTGGCAGTTCACATTGTTGCAGAAGCGCGCGCCCGATCTCCCGCAGGCGTTGCCCGCAATACCGGCAATAGTCGCCCTGCTGTCGCTGTGGTTCTTCCTCTGCGTGTGTCCCGCAGTATCTCATGCGGTTCATCAGACATATCACGGAGCCGGGCTGCACCACCGCCGCGCAAACACTTTTCGCTTTACAGTCGTAGCAATCCATCACTTCACCTCTGCTATTCTTCCTGCGGCCATTGCTACATACGAGGGATTGATCTCACATCCCACGAAACCACGCCCCATGCGTTTGGCCACCACGCCTGTTGTGCCGCTGCCCGCAAACGGGTCAAGCACAACGCCGCCCTCTGGGCAACCCGCTAAAATACACGGCTCGATCAGCTTTTCCGGGAACACGGCGAAGTGCGCGCCGCGAAATCCGTTTGTGCTTACGCTCCAGACGCTCCGCTTGTTCCTACGCCCCGCCTTGTTTTCACTGTTCCCGTGGCTCTCACGCTCCACCTGTGCGCTGTTGTCGTGAGATCGACCGCCGGTATAGGCTCCGCCGCCGCGAAACGTCCTTGCGTTTCCTTTGGCCGATGTGACTGGTTCGCTGATTGCCGCCGCGTTGAAATAATAGTGCGCTGACTTTGACAGCAGGAAGATGTACTCATGTGACTTCGTACATCGGTCATTTACGCTCTCCGGCATACAGTTCGGCTTCTGCCAAATGATGTCTTGCCGCAAATACCATCCGTCTGCGCGGAGGGCAAAGGCCAACTGCCAAGGTATGCCGATCAGGTCTTTTTTCTTGTACCCCTGCGGTACGCGCTTTGCTGTGTGTCCGCAGGAATTGCGGGTGTTCGTCGGCGGCTGGTTCCCCGAATTGGTAGCATAGCTATCGCCCACGTTCACCCACAGAGTTCCGTCTGGCCGCAGTACCCGTCGAACCTCACGAAAAACTGTGACCAGCGCCTGCAGGTATTCCTCCACGCTGGCCTCGTTCCCGATCTGCCCCTCCACTCCATAATCTCGTAAATTATAGTAGGGCGGGGAGGTCACGCAGGTATGTACGCTTTCTGGCGGCAGCGTCCGCAGCAGCTCCAGCGCGTCGCCTTGCAGAATAGTGCAGTTCATCACTCCGCCTCCTCGCGCAGCCAGTCCAGTGCGCACAGTTCACATGCCGTCATTCCGTCGCGTCCTTTTAGGTAGCACGTACTGTCACGATCATTGTTCTTGCAGTAGGCCGCGCCGTTGCTGCTCAGCATGAATTTTGCCAGTTCCTCGTCATTCATTTCTCGAACCCTGTCCGCGTTGGTAAAGACCACATCCGGGCAGTTCTGTTTCCGGGCATTTTTACAGGCTTTCCCGCCGTAGTTCAACAAGCAACCAGCAACCCGGCACCGATCACAGAGTTTCATTCCGCTTCCTCCCCGGCATCGCCGTCCCAGTCAATCGCCTGTCCGCATTGCCCGCAGAAGCGGCAGCGGTTCCCGTCCTCGTTGTGCAGGTATTCGCCGCTCCCGCAGGACGGGCAGGCCAGTACACCCGCATCCCCGTCAGGGTATGGGCTTTCCGGCACACGCCGCCGCAGCGCCTCCACGCCCATCCGGCAAGCCTCGTTCACCGGCTCAAGGCTCTCATACGCCTCCCGGTGTTCCGGGTCTAAAATCTCAATGGCCCGTTCATTCTCCATCTTCCACGCCCTCCATGCCGATCTGCCCCGCGCCCTCCGCGTCGTCCTCGGCCTCCTCGATAACCGCCTCCCGGCGTTCCTTATCCTTGTAGAACTGCTCCATGCAGAGCGCCTGAAATTCCGCAAGATCGTTGATGTACTCCTCTTTCAGAATGTTCATGGGCATGATGGCTGCCAGCACATCCATGCCGTCATGTACCACAAGATACCGCTGTCCCGCTTCGGTCTGCCGCGCCGTGTAATAGATGTATTCGCTTTTCTTGATCTCCTCCGCCAGCGGCGCAAGATACGCCTCGTTGTAGAAGATCAGCTCGCCGTCCGCCTTGCAGCGGCAGGCGGAACACCATAGCCCGTTGGGAGCCGCCGCCACTTTCAGCTTCTCCGTGTCCTGCTCGCCCTGCGCATACGGCGCAAGGTTCAGTCCCAGCACATTGCTGACGCTCTCCGGCCATTCCTCGGTCAGATACACCTTTTTCCATGCGTCCGCCGTCATGTCCAACACCGTGCGCACCTGCTCGCTGCCCTCCATGTCCGGCAGCTCCGTCGCCCGGTAGATTGCCGTGCCGGTAGATAGCCAAATCCCACTGCCCGCCACATGGAGTACGGCGCACCGGCCTCCGTTCTTGACCAAGTTTGCAAATTTCGATAGCTTCATTCCCGCCGCCTCCTTTACCCGAACAGATACAGAATACAGAATTTCAGCAGGGCAGGCCCGGCCAGCGCCAGCGCCAGCCCCCAAATCACCATCAGCGCAAGCAGCAGCATCGCGCCCAAGCCATACAGAATATCTTTCATCGCTTTCCACCTCTCACGCCGATGGTCACATAGGCGGTTCCTTTCCCGTTCAGCTCCATATCCACGGGTGCCTTGCAGTCCAAGCAGCTATGGGTGATGGTCTCCGTCTCCGCATTGGTCTTGTAGCGGAACGACTTACCGCACTTACAGTGCATGAACATGGGCCGCAGGCCCTCCAGCGTCGTTTCGTGTCCGCACTCCTGACACCGGAAGCTGTACGTTTCCCGCTTTGCGCAGAACGCCTTGACCGCGCCGCACTCCTCGCACACCACCAGCAGAAAGCCCTTGTACGGCCCCTGCGTTTTGTCCTCCTCCGCCGTGACCCAGTTCTCCCGCTCGCCGAACATTCGCTCCACGCGGCTGTTCCTCTCCGGCTTGTTCCGTTCCGCCGTGCCGCCGGTATGTACCTGCTCGCCGGTGCTGCCAAAGCCGCCGCGATCACGGTTGCCCAAGCTCTCCACCTGCACAAACTCCATGTCCGGCGCTTTCTCCACAAGGCGGAACTGGCAGATGCGTGTTCCTTTCGGAATGCGCGTTCCCTCTTTCCGCAGGCACAGCGCCGGATAGCCCCACACATCACCGTCACCGCAATAGTCATTCTCGATCACGCCCATGCTGTTCGCCAGCAGGATGCCCCACTTGCCAAAGGTCGAGGAGCGGGGAACAACATGCGCGTAGTAGCCCGCCGGTATCTCAATGGAAACACCCAAGGAAATGATCTTGTACTCCAGAAAGTCCAGCGTGACATCCTCTGCGGTGCAAAGGTCTATCCATTCGCCGTGAACCTCCGGCAAGGCATTTCCATGGGTGTTGATTTTCACTTTCATATTCAGTTCCTCCCGCAAAATTCTTTTGGTATAACCACCGCCGTTCCGGGCGGCACGGCCCAGACCTCCGCATCTCGGATGTCTGTCCACTCACAGCCCCAGTATTCCGCCGCGTTCAGCAGTGCAGAGTAGTTCGACCGGTGCGGCACCACCACGGCTCCGTACTTCGGATGCACTACCCGCGCCCGGCCTCTGACCCTCCAGCGCTCCTCACGCGCCCGCCGGACGCTTTTCTGGTAACTGTCGCGGTCAAAATACATCTTCGTCCCTCGCCCGCCGCATCCATTCCGCGTCCTTTTCCTGTCCGTAGAACGCATGACCCAGCCATCCGCCCAACAGCATCAGACTGAGACCGGCAAGCCCGCCGAGGAAGATCACCGTCAAAACCTCCGCGCCGCCTATTGCCATCAGGAGCAGAAAGCCCAACAGCATCATGGCCGCGCCGATGTTCTCCCGCACTCGCACCAGCTTCCGCCGCTGTGCTTCCGTCCGGCTCCGCCGGGAACGGCGCTCGACTGTCAGGCCGCCGCACTTCGTTTCATAGTATGCCGTCCTCATGGCTTGTCCCTCCGCTTACTCGGAGGCAGCGCGGGCCGCCCTGCGCCGCCTGTAGTTGTTGATGATCTCCTGCTGTGCCAGCTCCGCACTGTAACCGATGCGCCCGTTGCTGTCCA